GCCCAAACCACCCCCGGAGGCCCCGTGAGCAATTTCCTCTTCGGCTTCATGTTCGGCATGTTCGTAACCCTGCTCGGGGCCATGCTGCTCCCACGGCGCCGCCGCCTTTCTTCCGGCAAGGACGGCATCGGCAGAGGCCCCGCGCCGCTTTGCCGACAACCCGAGCAGCCGCTGACAGCTCAGCTGATCCGCTACTGGAAGTGGGAGGACGAGCAGGTGCGTCAGGCGCTGGAGGAATACAACAACCCACCACCGGAGACACACCATGAGCAAAGCTGAAACTATCATCATGACAGCCATCAAACAAGAATTACAGGATGAAATTCACAATGCAGTTACTGATGCCTTTCGTGAGGGCCTTTGTACTGCGGCTAAAATGGTGAGAGTATGCGCAACGAATGATTTTCTTAAGAAGCAATTGCGCGATCGCCCAGAGATTACGCTGAAAGCTATTGCCCACGCCATTGAAGCTACTAGCCCTGAGCCACCAGGAGGCACGCCATGAGCAGCTCTGAAGCCATCCTGCAGCAGGTAAAAGCCAGCCTGCGGCGGGCAGTCGATGCCAGGGCCTCGGAGATGGTCCTGGAACATCATCGGGAAATGTCCCAGGCGTTCGACGAGCTGGTGGCCAGACTTCACAACGGCCAGGAATATCTCCGCGCCTACCACCAAGGTAGACGCGAGGAGCGGCTGACCAACATCCGCCACCTTCGCGCAGCTCAGCGCGACCTGTCGCACGGGTCGATGGCCTGGAAAGCCCTCGGCAGGGTGATCCGGAGTATCGACCCGGAAGGGCAGTTATGAGCCTGCCACCAGCAACCGAGGCATTCATCCGCCTCGATTCCCGCTCCGGCGCTATCGGCCGCCTACGGTGGTCTAACGGTGACCCCAGTGGTGCGGATGCTCATTTTCCATGGCCCCGATGGGGGGCAGTCTGGCTCTCATCCCGATGGACTCAACTATGGAATCAATGATTCAAGCTCTGGTGGGCGCAATGGGAGGCCTCTGCCTTCTCTACGGGTTCCTAGCCCTGGTGGAGCGCCGTCGCCAACACCGGGAGCGCCGCCAACAGTGGGAGCGTTACGCCTCATGGCGACACCGACGCTAGAGGTCGTCAATCGGGGCGGTTGCGCCGTGTGGCGCTGCTGCTCTGGTGGCCTGCGCTGGGATGGGCCGGAGGCCCCTGCGCTGTGCGCCGCGCTCAGCGCACCCCCAGCCGGGCCTCAATCGCCCGTAACCTGATCGCCAGCTCAACGGATTTCAGGTCGCTAGCCCGCAGCAGGGTTTGTAGCTCCTTAATCTCAGCGCTTTGCGCCTGGTTGTTCGTTGCAATGTTTCGCACTTCTATGCTCAATTCCCTTGTAATATCTCTTAGCAAGACAAGCTGGCCACCTGTAACCGTCAGCAACCCAGCGCATACCGGAGCAAAAACACCAGCTGACCAACGAAGAATCCACGTCACCCGAGGATCAGTAGGGCTTGGTAGTGGTGGGCTCGTAGGGGGTGCCAACAGCCAATCATGCGCTGCTGCCACTCTATCTCGCCACGCCTTGCCGGCCATGGGTGTTGCTCTGCTGTAGGCCAAGCCTACACGGGCTGCGCTAGGCAGAGACGGTCAGCGGCACCGACCGCAACCGGCACACCACGTCAACTAACCCCCCAGGGCGATGGGTTTCCTGTGGCCGCTCGGCCCACACCCAGCGATGCCAGGCGGGGGAGATGTCATCAGTCCGTGTGTGCCCGGCCCACACCGCGGGAGAGAGCGAGAATGACCGGTAGGTGCCATGGGTGTTCCAGTGGTCCCGCAACAGCTGCGCCTGTGTCTGGGTGAGAAACTCATAGGGCAGCTCCAGCGGCACGCCGAACCGCTCCGGCGCGAGGCGAAACCTGATATCACCACCAGCGATGGAGCGCTCCCGCGTGGTGGCCGTGGTGCGCATTCTGTACCTGCGTCGACCGGCTGGAGCCAGGGAAGGGAAAGCTGGCATTAGTTCTGCTGGGTCAGGGTGGACTGTGGCGCTTCAAAGGTCTGATTATTTGTTACAATATCCTGCAAGAAATCAACGTAGCACAGCAATTCATCAGCCGAAGCGGCGCCGCCTCGCGCTCTATAAACCTCAGCGCCTCGCGCCGTGATCGTGCTTGCCGGCCACGTCGCTGCCGGGATTGTGATAACCAGCCTGTTCGTAGTATTTGAAACTGCAAAGGTTGGCACGATGATTTGCCCGCCCGCAGTGTAACCGGTTCCGGTTACTTCGTTGGTAACCTGATTACGCTTGCTGTGTGACTTGCTGGCGCTATAAGCGCTTGTCACCAGCATTATTTTGTAGGTGTGCGTAGTGGCAAGATTTCCCTGCCACGGATCAAGCATCGCGCTATTGTGAATCAGCGAGGCCATGAGTTCAAGGCGAGTGAGTTAAGGTATTGTAATGCCCCAGTCACTGGATAGCACGGTCAAGGCCACGTCCACGGACTCAGCATCCAGCACAGCTGGGAACCCGATCACGCGGCCTACCAGACCGCCCCATCCTCGGTTTGGGTTGTCCCGATCGTTGCCAATCTGAACACCATTCTGCAGCGTTAGAACGCCGCTGGAGCGCTTCAGCCTGAGGATGCACGGGCTGTTGATGGCAGGCAGCACGCTGGCGAATGTGTTGGTTGCTGACCCGTTTACAAACGCCTGATCGATCTTGGCTCCTGCCTCATCAAATCCGGCCAGGCCTTGGTAACCTACGGCAAACCATTCGTTAGCGTTGGTGTCATCTACAGTTGCAGTGACCAGCCCATAGTACCCGCCAAACGCTGATCCCAGGTTGGCGTCAAGCACAACCCAGATCTCGCCTACGGTAGTCTCTGTGGTGTCAGTGTTGCGCAGATATCTGCTGTGGGCAGCGGCGCCCCAGTCAACGCATTTCCTACCGTTGATGCCGGTCACATATTGCGGGCCAGTGCTGGACTTGGTCAACGTCCACGCGCGGGATCCCTTGCTAGTGATCGCCGTGATCTCTGTTCCCGACAGCGTTACGGTTGATTCGTCGGAGAAGTCATAATCAAACACCGGATCTAGGGACTTAATGGTAAGAGTTCGGATGGACCACGTCGTAACAAGGTCGGCACCAACACCAGAGATCGGCGGCCGTGGCAGCGCTTCACCGTTCGTTATCGTCCATTCTGTGGCCAGATCGGCGCCACGTGCTCGGACTGGGGTTGCAGTAGTGATCGACCAGCTGGTGGTCAGATCAGCGCCCAGGGCCATCACGCCGTCGACAGGCACCATGCCAAATATGACCGAGACGATGTGGCCACCGCATGGGTAGTCCTCTACTTCAGGAGCATCCAGGTAGATCCACTGATAGCCGTTCGGCAGGAAGTCGGCAGGGTTCAGACCATCGAACACAGAACCTGGCAGGGTGAACCCGCGCCAGACGATGCCCACCTCCTCGGCATGGGTGTCGATGGCCAGCATCTCGGACTCTGAGATGCCGATGAACGACAGCCGCAGCTCTCCGTCAACCCTGACTGATCCAGTCCTGACGCGAGCTTCTGCGCCGCTCATGGCGGCGTGCGCCTCGGTCGGCTCGGTGCCAGGAATCCACAGGCGGGAGCTGGGAATCAGCGCGGGGAAAGGCATCAGGGCACCTGCACGATCTTGCCGTTAGCGTCCCACTGGTACTGAATCCAGCCTGATGGAATAAACGTCATACTGCCAGAGCTGAGCAGAGACGTGGGACCAATCCAAAACGCTGTTATATCAAACCCAACCAAGTTAGGATCTTGCGCCAGGCCCCACAGATTGGCGGCGTGGGCTGGGTCCGCTGGGTTACTGTAGTTGTAAGGCTGGTTATTGTACGTGAGAATCAAGCCTGACCCTGGCGTATACATGATCTGATGATATGCAACCCAAGCAGCAGGGACCCAGGTGCCGTCATTCTTCAGCCAGCGCACCGAAAACGCAATAGAGTTAGAACCGCCGACAACAGTTGTTGCATTGTTGAGCGGACTGTATGGCGCCAGATCTTCAGGTTTCACCGTGTAAGGCCTAGTATATCTCTCATTCTTCAGAACCTTAATCTGCTCTGGCGTAGTCTCGCCAGCCTCTGGGCAGTAATATTTTGCATAGTATTGTGAGTTAGGAGTAAGTATCTTTTGCTCCAATGGTTGTGAACCTGGATGAATTGGTAGGATCGGCTGAGCCTTGCGCCCGTAGGATGTGTACGGTTCGAAGTCGCTATTAGGCGTGGGGCGGAAGTACCACTCAACGTATTGCGCCTCTTGCCCCGTATCGCAGGTGATCGGCTCGATACTGGCCGGCGTGGTCGAGGAGTCCTGGGACCTGATCGCATCGGCCTGAGGCTCGCCCGGTCCGTCCTCCTCACCTGTTGGCGGCGCCTCATCGCCCAACGTGTTGGGCTGCTCCTGCGTGGCCCCTCCGGTCCGAGCCGCTTCGGTGGCCGGGTCGCTGGGATCGATCCCCAGATCAGGCGGCACCGTCGCGTCCGTGCTGCTGTTGGTGTCCTGCAGCAGGCCTGTCCGTTGAGGGGCCAGCAGGATTCCTGTGCCCACCGCTGCCGCCACGTCGAGGGCCACCAGGCTGCGGCGGAGGGCATCAACCGGCAGGTGAGTCAACTCGTAGCCGACCTCGCCGCCATGCGCTCGCGGGATGCGCTCCACCTGATACAGGTAGTCCCAGGTGTCAATGCCGCCGCTGGTGGTCTCCCTGGGGAGGGTGACCCGGACCACGGCACCAGGAGCCAGGGTGGTGCTGTGGGCTCCAGGCCTCGCCCGCAGCCGCGCCGTGTGCGTGAGGTGGCAGCGCCTGGCCAGCTGGTGGGCGCTGAACCGCGCCGCGTGCAGTTCGCTGGTGCAGAACTGGCTGAGGTCCTGGAGCTCGAATGGCCCTGCCTCCGCCGTCCCCGCGTATCGGGTTTCTAAAACCCTGGCGATCCCGAGGTCGTTGCTCGGCTGCTGCCGCCAGCGGGCCTGGATCGTGAACGGCTGGCGGTCTCCCAGGCTGGTGTAGTTGATGTCCAGTGATTCAGGCTTCACGTTGTCTGTCGTGAACCGATAGGCGTAGCTGAGTGGACCGGTCAGAATGTTTCCCTGTGCATCGGTCGGCACGATGGGACGCAGCCCCAACTTCCCGCCGTTGCGGGATTCCGCCACCAGGAAGAATGGCCCCCAGTTAGCGATCAGATCAGGGATACTGGTGCGCTCGCTGATCACGCAGTTGCAGGTGAACCCCTGCCGCTCCAGAAATATCGCCGTTGCCGTGAGCGCTGGAACGTCGATCATGTCCGCTGGTATCGTGCTGCTGCGCTGCATCAGGTACAGGATCAGGTCGGCGAAGTTGTCGGATGGTCCATACACTCCATCGGCCAGTCGCGTTACATTGACACCACCACGAATAAAGATATTTACCTGGCGCTTAAATGAGTCATCAGTTGCTGCAGTCTGTATTTGATAGCTGAGCGTGCTCAGGCCTGGATAGGTTCCGACGCTGCCGCAGTATTGCGAAAGCTGAGCAATCTCCGGAACCGAAATATCTGTGACGTAGTTCCCTGGCAGCCAGGCCCCTGCGCGACGGTTATAGGTCTGGTTGAACGAACCAGTGCGGATCGCACCGGAGAACACATCACGAACCTCAATCGAGCTCATCGGCCCCTCCCCCAGCAGGAGGTGATAGCTGGCGGCGACCAAGCCAGGCCCCGGAGTTTCGTACCGCACCTCTGTGGCGGGAGGGCTGAGCAGGACCCCGCCCGCGCCATTCCGCCACCGCGCCCACACCACGGGGATCGGATCGCCCAGCTCTGCTGCCCGCTGGTCAGCCGTCGCCAGATCGCCCTGACCGGGAGCGGTCACCGTCGGCGGCACCACCCCAGCGTAGAGCGACAGGAGCGCCTGAGGATCAGAGGCTGCCAGCCACGTCATAGCCGGCACCCCACTCCCATCACGAGGGTTGTGAGCGACCGCGGCGGCACCTGATACCCGACAGGATCCAGGGCCGAGCCGAGCTGGATCGTCATTCGGGTGAGGGTGGCGGTGGCGCCAACCACCTGCCCCAGGAATGAAGCTTGCAGGACCTGCCCCACTGGTGGCACTCCGGGAGTAGTGAGTGGATCGAACTGATACTGCCTGAGCTCCACCAGATAGCCCCTGGCCAGCGCCCGCTCAAATGCCCTGGTCACCTGCCACGTGGCGGGTGCCTCCAGGGTGAGGCTGGTCTCATCCCCACTGACGCCGGCCGTCATCCCCTGGGCCGAGAAGTCAACCCAGATCCAGGGTTGAGATTCCCAGCTGACGGTCTGCCCGTGGTAGCCGTTCTGCCAGCGCTCCAGGGTCGCCGCGCCGTCAATGAACCTCAGATATTGGCTGATCGCAATTTCCATCAGGCGATCCCCAGTGCCCGCCGCGCCTGCGGGTTCCGGAGCAGCGCCAGTGTTCCATCCCTGGTGGCCACCGCGACCCGCTCCAGGTCATCCACCGTGACCCACCGCTGGCCGGTCTGATCCTGCTGAACCGGGCCGGTGGTGATGTTGATGGACGGCGCTGTGAACCCGCCACCACCTGCAGTGCTGCGGCCCTCGCCCTGCAGGTAGCGGGTCGCGAATCCTGCCGCTTTGGATTTGGGCACAACGTATTCAGGCTCGCCGCCGTCTCCCAGCAGCGCCATGGTGGGCCTGGTGACAACACCGCCCTGGGCGAATGCCGGGATCTCGGAAACGGTGAACCCGCTCACCCGCCCGCTGACCGAGTTGAATCCGCGGATGGCGGTGTTCACAGCGCCGATCACCGGGCGGAGTAGAGAGCGGATTGCGCTGGCGATTGCGTTAACAGCTCCGGTGATGTTCTTTACAATGCTGTCCCAGATTCCCTTAACGAAGTTTCCAGCTTTCTGCAGGTTGCCCACCACCAGAGTGGTGAAGCTGTTCCATAGCTTAGATAGTGGGCTTGTTACGTTTTTATTGAACCAGTCGGCGAGTATTCCGAATCCCCCCTTGATGCCGTAAGCGATGCCATCAACGGCATAGGCAATGCCTTGGCCAACCCACGCAAAGAAAGCGCCGATCTCTTTACGCCAGACCGCAATGGCAGCGACGATTGCGACAGCGATCAAGACAAGGCCTAGGGGGCTGGCGATAAATGCAATCAACCCTGGAATTGCTACGGTTGTAATCCAAGTGATCAAGCCGCCGATCAAAGCTTTGATGCCAATAATCGCAGGGCCAGCCGCTCCAAGCCAGCCGGCAATAGTGGCGCCGAGGCCTAAGCCGCCAAGCGCTCCGGCAACAATGGCCAGGTTTGCGAGTAGGCTTATCAGTGTTGGCAGTACAAGCGACAATCCAACAACAGCTAGTGTTGTGGCCTTCAGCCAGCCTGGCATTGCATTGAATGCGGTAACCGCATCGGTCACAGCTTCAGTGATTTTAATCAACGCAGGTAGCAGCACGATTGCAAGATCTATACCAAGCCTGCCAACCTTGCCCGATAGCCCGATCAGCTGATCCTGATACTGATCCGCTGCCTTAGCAAACTCTGATGTCATGCTGACAGCCATGCCCCTGATAGCCTTGCTGCCCATCATGAACATTGGTATCAGCTCATTACCACCACGGCCAAGCAACTTCATGGCCAGCTCGGTGCGTTTGGCCGGATCCTCAATCCGGTTCAGCGCATCGCCAACATCCAGCATCACATCTGCTGGATTTCGCAGCCGACCGGCTGCATCGGTCACAGCTACCCCTAGCTGTCGAAACGTCTCTGAAGCCGCCTTGCCTGACAACCCCAGCTCCTCCATCTGCTGGCTCAACTCGTTCGCGTTCGTGCCCTTGATCGCCTGCTCCCTAGCATCAGCCGCAGCCTTGAACGCCGCCACTTGGGCAGCCGTGCCGGCCCTGATCTCGCTGGTCTGCGCCTCCATGCTGGCCTTCAGCGCCGCTTCCTCCCGCCGCTTGCGGTCGTCGATCGCGTCCTGCTGCAGCTGTTGCTGATCCCTCAGCGCCCGCTCCCGCGCACGGCGCTGGTCTGCCGCGCCCTGGCGCACCGCATCTAGCTGGGTATCCTCCGCGTCCTGGAGCTGTTGCAGCTGCTGTTCCCTGGCATCGTCGCTCAGCCGCTCATCCCGCTGGATCCCGCGCCGGACCGCATCGAAGCGCCGCTGAATGCTCTTCTCAACCGCGTTGATCTCGCGCTCTGCCGCCCGCTCCTCTGCGCTGCGGCGATCGTCAAACCGATCGTCCAGGATTCGTTGTTCGTTGCGATAGCGGCGGTTGAGTTCGGCCATGCGCTGATCCGATTCGTCCTGCACCGCCTGGAGGCGTTCATCGGCGGCCCGCTCAACAGCCTCCACCTGCCGCCGCTCGCCGCTGCGGACCGCCTCCACCGCCCGGTCCATGTCTTCCTTCGTCATTTCACCCACGCGGCTGTTGCTGGCTGCTGCGCTCATGGCACGGGCCAGGCGGGTCAAGCCCTTCTCGACTGCTTCGATCGAAGTTCCACTGAGGGCCGCGGCCCGCTTGAACCGGGCCAACATCTCAACGCTGACGCCGGTCCTCTGGCTCATGTCGTAGAACGCATCGCCCGCGTCGATGGTGGATTTCGCCATGGCGACGATCCCCCCCACCGAGAGCAGCGGGATCAGCCGGCTAAAGGC